GCTTGCGGAAAGTCTGTATTCTCGTCAGAGTCTCATTGTGACGAGGCGATTAAACACCGCCTCCGATCAAACTTTGGCGGGACATCGTTCCTCCGCTCATATTTCTGTGAGTCATGTGCCGGATGGCATATGACTAGCAGCAACAACAAAAAGAATAAATAAACCCATGAAATCAGATATGAACCAACCACAGACACCCGACAACGAGGTCGCAAGGCTCCGTGAGCTTCTGAACCGAGCGATTGAGATTGCCGATGAGTTTTGGCGCAATCAGAAACAAGCGGTCACCGTTTGGCATGGTGAGTTGGCTGATGAGCTTGAAAAAATAAAATCAAATGCCCGACTCGCCCACGAGCCAGTGAAAAGCCCACAACCAATAAAAACACTCACACCGAATTCAATAACAAAATGAACACTTCAATTATCCCGAAAAAATTAGAAGAACGACTAAAGGAAATGGAGCGAGGCCCAATAGGGATGCAGGAAGAGGCTCGTCGCATTAGACAGCATTTATTGACCTGCCCCAAGTGCCTTGCGGAAATGACAAATAAATCAAAATACAACGAAAACACTTGCGAGGATGACAAATAACTCAACCGAAACAAACGAACGCCAGTACTTCAAAGAAGAACTTTGGCAACTCATCCGAGGCCGCTACGGGAACATGCAAGTCATGGATACCCTAGCTGTCCTTGAATGGGTGAAACTAGAACTCTTCCACAACACCCCACCATCCACACCAAACAACGAAATCAAAGTCAAATGAACCCCGACACCACACCAACTCCGAGGACGGATGCTATTCAATTTCAGCCTAAACCTATCAGCTTGAGCATCGAAAATGAAATGCTTCGTGCTTTGAGCCGTAAGCTAGAACGCGAATTCGCCGAGAAAACCAACGAGGTCGCAAGGCTCCGTGCGTCCCTAGAACTATACGCGAACATGATTATCCAGCGGTATGATGAACTGATAAGACTCCTTGAGGAGAACGCCGCGCTCAAAAAAGAAAAGGTGTTTGTTGATCCAAAGTGGATCTACAACCTAGAAACCCAATTAGCAAAAGCTCACGAAGAACTCTGCCAAGCAGGGCTACGAGAATATGGAAACTGACATCTACCACGTCTGCGGACACCGCAGACGCAACACAGACAAGCGCAGAAAACAACCACCCAAAGCTAAAATCGAATTACCACACACCGATAGTATGTCAACGAACGCAGACAATCCGCCAATGACAACTATCAATGACAACGAGGTCGAAAGGCTCCGTGAGCGGTTAGAAAAAGCCGAAGAACTTATCCGAGGCTTGCGCGATGGATGGAAGAAGGCAAGAAAAGCTCACCTTGAAACCTGTAAAAATGCCCAAGCGGAAATCGACAAGCTCCACACAGAAAACATCTGCCTCCAAGAACTCATTCAAGAATTCTACGAGTGGTCACGCCGAGACTACCCGACTGAAGCCGAAGTCCGAGAGATCATGGATCGCTACTACAATCTACTAAACCATAATCCGAACAATAAACCATCCTAGTTTACTGAAACACCACAAGTTTATTCACCAGTAAAAAGCTACACAACCAATAGAAACATCAACACCACATTCAATAATAATATGAACCCCCACACACCCGACAACGAGGTCGGATCAGATACACCGCTAACGGACGCAGAATTAAACAAGACTTGGAAGGGCATCCATGCGGCTTTCGTTCCTATGGCTTTCGCTCGCCAGCTTGAGCGCGAACTCGCCGAAAAAACCAACGAGGTCTCAAGGCTCCAGCAACAGATCCGCAATATGCAGGAGATCATCGACGATGATACCAAGCATAAAACCGAACTACACAACGAGGTCGCAAGGCTCAGGGAGGTATGCGAATGGGCTGCTGATATGATGGATGGTATCAGCCCTGCAAGGGGTCAAGAAATCCGAGATGCAATAGCCCGACTTGCCCCCGCGCCAGAGGAATCCGAAACCTCTGCACATCCCGACAAGTGTATAGGAAATGTAACGGAACCAGCTAACCCGACTTGTTCCAACACCACGCACAAACACAGCTATTGCGATTGCAAGGAACCCGCTCCCGAGTGGCGAGAGCTTGGCCCTGACGAGGTGATCCAAGAGGGGGATGAGTATTATACTGGCAAGTGGACTAAAATAACTGGGTGGATAGGCTACCCAGCGTTAAACTTTGCCAAGGTTCGCACCCGCCGCCCGTTGCCAAAGCAGGAACCTCTATTCCCACCCATCCACCCCAAACAAGTCCTCACACCAGAGGAGCGAACCGAACAGCTAAAACACAACAGCGAAGTGGCTCGTCTCAAAGAAATGGTCATGGATGCCGCAAGACGGGGCGACGAAATGGCCGCTCATTGGCAAGAGCGAGCCGAGAAGGCCGAGGCGATCATCAAACAACTCCACCACTACGCAGGGATCGTAGAGGGATTCCAAAACGCGAATAAATGAAACCCGACACCTTTAACAAAACATTAGACGCTTGCGTTGAGTACAGAAAGCAACTTGACGAGAAAACCAACGAGGTCGCAAGGCTCCGTAAACTCATGCGCGACTACATTGATTTCATTGATAAAAACATGGGTACAACCGCTGATTGGCCTATGGAAGCGGCATTCGATGACGAAACTACAGCGCAACGCCATTGCGATCTACTGAACGCCATGAAGCGAGAAGTGAAACCAGAGGACATCAACTGATATGTACGGAATCCAAGACAAGATTAACCAAATCCTGCGAGGAGCAGAAACCATTAAGAAAAACTCAATGAACACAACCGACGCACCACGCCGTCCATTGCGTCCCGAAGAATTATTTGATGAGGCATTGAAACTCAAAGAACATGCCGAAAAAGCAGAGTCCGAAATCGCAAGGCTCCGTGAGCTTCTGGAAAAAGTCCTTTTTGAGCTAGAGAAAGTGCCATTCCAAACCCCGAAGCTGACCGCTTTCACGGCGCACAGACTTGCCGATAGATACCGCGAACAACTTAACAAAATTACCAAATGAACCCCGACACCACCACCGAGGTCGCAAGGCTCCAAGCAGAGACCGATCGTCTTTATATTGTAGCCCAAGAAGCGTCAGAATCCGCACAAAGAAAAACCAACGAGATCGCAAGGCTCAGGGGGGTATGCGAATGGGCTGCTGATATGATGGATGGCATCAGCCCTACAAGGGGTCAAGAAATCCGAGATTCACTAGCCCGACTCGCCCCCTTGCCAGAGGAACCCGAAACCTCTGCACATACCGACAAGTGCATAGGAAATGTAACGGAACCCGCTAACCCGACTTGTTCCAACACCACGCACAAACACAGCTATTGCGATTGCAAGGAACCCATTCCCGAATGGCGAGAGCTTGGCCCTGACGAGTTGATCCACACGGGAGATCAGGTTCAAGCAAAGCATCACGATAAAGTGCACGGAGTCTGGTTTGAGGTTTTCCCATATGAGATCGGAGCAATGCCCATAGACCATGAGGCATTCAGATACCGCACCCGCCGACCGTTGCCTGTGCAGGAGGAGATGCCGCTGGAGGGAGACATCGAAGACCTAGAGGAAATCGCAAACTCCGAAAGTTTACCTTCTTCTGTGGCAGCAATAGCCGCAAAAACAGCCTACGCCATCCGCTACCTCCGCGACGAGATCCAGAAGCTAAAACAAAAATGAACCTACTCCAAGACCCGCGACTCCTCAACTTCGTGCTCCTGTTTCTATACACAGCAAACAGCATCCGCTGGGCTTACGAACGCAAGTGGGCAGACAGCTTATACTGGGCAGGTGCGCTAATCATTACAACCGCCGTCACGCTAAAGAAATGAGCGACACACCACTAACAGATGCACAGCTAAACAAGACATGGAAGGGCATTCATGCCGCCTATGTTCCTATGGCTTTCGCCCGTGAGCTAGAAAGAGAAAACGCCAAATTACGCAAAATGCTAGAAGCAGTTATGCCATCAAAAGACTTCCAGAATTACCTTAAATCTCTCTTGAAACCATGAAGCCGCACCTCAACGAACCAGACAATCCAGACCCTGATGACGATGTCAGATAGGCATGGAATTCTATGCCAATAGGAGATATTTAAGAGGATTTTCTAACATTGATGTCAAGAATATATCATTGCATAAGAGAGAATCGGTCATTATTAAAACCATTGATTAACATCGTTAAGTATTCTTAAACCAAAGCATGAACGCCTACACAGAAGAGAATTTCAACAAATTGCTAGAAGCATACACCGAAGTGAAGAAAAGATCACAGGACATTTCCAATTCATATGTATTGCTTGCTTTGGAATTGATGGAAAAACATAACTATACGCAAGATGAGATGATCCGCATTGTAAACAGCATGGAAATAGACTGATATGCCTGCACTCAACAACCCAAAGCACGAACGATTCGCCCGACTGGTCATCCAAGGAATGACGCAAGTGGAGGCTTTCAGGAAATGCTATCCGAATGCCGGAGTTAACACGGTTAACAACGAGAGCAGCGTTCTGGCTAGGAGGCTTGATGTGAAAGCACGCATCGCAGAGATGCAGGAGATCATTGATAGCTATTTCCCGATTACGCAGGGAGAGAGGCGTGATATGCTACGCAGGATGTCGCAGGGTAGGGAGCCTACCAAGGTCATCCGCAAGGCTGACGGCAAGATAGAGGCGGTATACGACAAGATCGCGGCGATGACGCTGGACGCACGCCTAGCGGGTGAATTCGCGCCAGAGCAGATGCAAATCGCCACAGGGCCAAGCCTCAAGTTGGAATTCAACATGGTTGGACGCAACACAAGGCCAACGCCTGCGCTGGAGGAGGAATGGCGTAGGCTTAACGAGACGGAGGTCAGGGATGTGACAGACGAGCCGGAGGAGGCCGGACATGATGACCTGTCATTCTACGAGAATGTTAAGGTGAGGCCGACAGCGTCCAGCCTTGATGACCTGAAGCCGATCATCGACATTGAGACCGAAGAATCTCCGCCTCGTTAGTATAATGGTTATTGCTCCCGCCTTGTAAGCGGGGAATCGCGGTTCAACTCCGCGACGAGGCTCCATAGCATCTTGACATCGCTAATTGCGATGGCTAATAGATGCTGATGGTATCAGTCCCATTTAGTTATACTTTGCCGCCTGTTGGTATGCCACTTGTGCCTCCATATCCGGCAATTTTTCCTGTTGCCTCATTTACTAATCCATATTCATTTCCTTACCAATTTACTATTGCTGGAGATTGTGATGATGACATTGCATTTAATGGTCAAATATATCTGCCGGACAATCCTGATTGGATAGCATGGCCAGCCAATCCTGTGGGATATAAAAATGGGGCGCATTCTTACAGCACTATCCTGACATTAGGTGCAAATGAAACTATTCAGATTGGAGGCAGAAACAATGGCTTAACAGGCGGAGGACAAGGGTCTATTGCATATGATGGAGACACAAGCCAGATATGGTTTCATGGTTTTTTAGATACAGCGGATAAGTATACTGATTTTGCTGTTGTTAATTGGGGTGCTGGATCTTATTCCGACAACAACTTCCTGCCGCAATCAATTGCTCCGGCTGCGCCTTCATCTTCGGTAAACGGCCATGTCATCTTCAGGGCATTGGGTAATGGCTTTTCACAGGTAATTGAATCAACTGGTATCTATGCAAGCATTCATCCAGTAGGAAATTATTTCCCTGTAGCATCAATTCAGTCCACATATTACCCGACGAGCGGCATCAACCATGACACCGTCTGGGGAGATCCATTCCTTCAGGGAAACGGCTATTACTTAACGCTGACTAATCAGGTTGTCTTCCCAACTCCTTCCGAGCCATGCCAAAAACTGGCAAATGGACTGCTTGCGTATTGGGACTTTAATGGTGAGCTAAATGACGCGACTGGAAACGGAAACGGGCTTAATTCATCTGGCACGATTGCATATGAGCAGGGCAAGAATGGCCAAGCTATTCGATTTGATGGATCTGGATCTTCTGTTGTTTACAATGATTCGCTGGCGATTAGCGGTGATTTCACTATTGCGGGATGGTTTTACCCGATAAATGACACCAGCAACACCGACCCTGCGTATCCTTCAATCTGGACACTTAACATTAACAATCCGGCCAATAATCCTCCAGATCTTTACCCTTCGGCATACAATGGATTTTATCAAGGATATTACAATCCTTCCGATACAGGAAACGCACCGCAGAGTTTTTCGCTTTTTGAGCTGCCCATGTATTCGATCCAGTATGGGCAATGGAATCATGTCGTTGAATCATTCGGCAATGGCCGGCACAGGATTTATCTGAATGGGGTGAAAACCTATGATGCCCCGTACATCAACGCCGGATGGCAGGGAATTGTGTTGGGAGCGTATAATCATAATGGCGACAACGCAAGCAACGCAAGAATTGACGAAGTTGGCATCTGGAACCGCGCACTTTGTGATCAAGAGGCAAGCTGCCTTTTCTATAACGGCCTAGGTCATTTCTTTCCATTTCCCAAAAGCGTAGAGATTTCCATAACCAATCTCTCCTGCACCTATTCCGGCTCGCCATGTCCTGTGGGCGTTACGATTACGCCAGATTGGATTCCATATTCGGTGACATATAACGGATCTACCAATGTGCCAGTCAACTCAGGGACATATGCGGTTAATGTCCAGTCTACAGATACTTGCTTCCCTGCATCAGCAAGCGCGACCTTAGTTATCAACAAAGCACCCGCCACAATTTCTGTATCGAATCTGAACAATGAGGGTACTGGAAGCCCGATCTGCGCGAATGTTACCACGAATCCGGCTGGCCTATCGTATGTTGTCACTTACGATGGCAGCACAAATTGCCCATCTGCTACTGGATCGTATTCCTTGGTTGCGACCATTACAGATCCCAACCATGTGGGGCAAACATCGGCAGATTTTAAGATTATCTGCTATCCGACTCAAATTACCATCAATGCTACGGATCATTATTTCAGCGGATGCCAGTATGCTGCTACGGCCAGTTCAGATCAACCTAATGCACAGATCCAGATTACCTATACCAGCTTAACTAAAAACAACGCTGAAACGACAACCGCGCCGACATTGATAGACAGGTACAGGGTTGTTGCAACTGCTTTGAATCCTTATTGCGGAACTGCTGTTGCATGGATGTCTATCTTTCCAGCCAGCTCTAGGGGAAGCGTATTGAAGATTGCCGATGGGCAATGGAGGTACTGCAATTACGGGTTAGTGTTTACTGCGGGGACTGCCGATGATCTGTATCAGCAGGTTTATGAGTATCGGTTGGCTCATGGATTGAATGTATGCACAACGGTTTCCGATGTGGACGCATTCGTTGCTACGCTTGAGGGACAGCTTCAGGGCAAGGGCTATCTGCAAAGCCTTCCTGATTGTTGCCATGATTGTTGACATGGCTAATAAAACCAGATAATAGTATCGGCATTATGGCATTCACCGCTGGCAATCTTTACACAAACTCACAAGGCAATCTCTACGGGACTGACAAGGGATCTGCTGTGACCAATAAGCAAGCTGTTGCCGAGCCGACAATGACTTGGCTCTGCACCAAAGTCAGCAAGGTGTTCGCTGTATTCAAGAGCAAAAGCGGTAGCCCTAATGGGACAGTTCATCGTCTGCGTATTTACCGCGATCAGCTTGGTCATTTTGTGTTCCCTAGCGGACGCTTTGACGGCGCACCCATCTTTCGTGCTTAATCGGCTACGAGTCTGTAGACTATAGCCAAAAGCAGGAACAGATTTATTAGGCTACAGGCTAAAATTATTTTGATGTCGCGCTTCATTTCTTTTTGGTCTTTGGGATGTCACGGCTGAATGCGCGGCCATAAATTGTCTTGAGCCGGATATTTTCAGGCAATTCCTGAACAAAGACACGCAATCGCATGGCATATTCAGGAGTCATTAGCTTGATCAGGTGGCTAAACTCCTCTCCGGCAGCGGCCAGCTTGGTAGCCTCGACATAACTATGTGTTTGCAACTGGTCGTGCTGTGCGTACATGATGGGTGATCTTATCAGATCAATTAACAATAACAACGAATGAATGAGAACGGATATCGGATAGAGCCACCAGCATCGCAGAGGATTTACTACAAACACGCTCTGAAGATCAGGGCGGAGGCAGACCGCGACGAGGAGATGGGCATCCTGTATGCCGCGCAATATATCCTGCTGAACACGATTACGAATCCTGTCCAGATTGACGAGATCGACAAGCCAATGGCTGAAAACGTAGTCCGGCAATATGTGCAACACTTGTTGGATTGGAATCACTTTGAGGCAGGCGCGACGATCCTTTGGGGGCCGGATGTCTATGATTGGAGGCCAGCATCGGGCAGGTCGGTCTGGAGATGTCTCTTTGAGCATGACCAGCTTCTTGTCCAAGGTGCAGGTGCTATGTCCAAGTCATTCTCTGGTGCGGCATGGTTCTACATGGATTGGTGGCGCGACCCTGCTTATACCTGCATCAAGGTCATCTCGCTGACGAAGGAACATGCCGAAAGAAATATCTTTGCCAACATCAAGACATTCCATCGGACGGCACTTGTGCGGCCATTGTCGGATCAGGAAGAGAAGGCGACGAGCATTCAGGTCAACAGCGACAGCAAGAACGGCATCCAGCTAGTTGCTATCCCTCGCGGCGAGTCTGGTCATGGAACGCTCCGAGGCTATCACCCAACACCTAGATTTGGTGCAGAGCATCACCTCTGGGGACGCTTGAGCAGAACCCATGTCGTGCTGGACGAGGCCGAAGAGATCCCTGCCGGAGTCTGGGAAGGCATCAACAACATCATGTCTACAAGCGATAAGAACAAATATCGCGGTCACATCAAGATATTCGGCGCGTCCAATCCTAAAGACAGGACTAGTAGCTTTGGTCAGCGGTGTGAGCCGAAGGCCGGATGGGGAAGCGTGGACTGCGAGGATGACCATGAATGGGAATCCAAAGAAGGCTACCATGTGCTACGTCTTGATGCGGCGAAGTGCGAGAATGTGATTGAGAAGCGGATCGTCTACTCCGGCTTGCAGACCTACGAAGGATTTATGCGGTACATGGGAATGGGCCGAACAGCGGAAGCCATGACGATGGCTCGC